TAACGGTATCGTTTACCGGACGCACCAAAGCGGGTAAGGGGGTATACATTGAACTGCAGAACGCCATCAACCTTGAAAACATTGACTGGCCCCTGGTTGACAAAGACGAGGTTGTACCGGCTATAACCTACACCGCAACGTATACAGAGGATGCCAGAACCACCGAACCGTGGAAGGTTGAGTTTGTAAAGGGCACAACCTATTCAGTGACAATTACCGTTGACGATGGCGCAGCAGCCATAGAAGGTGCAAGCGTAACCTTTAACAGCCAAACTATCGAAACTAACGAAAGTGGCGTAGCAGTGTTTGCCGGCGTGCCTGTCGGAAACAACCAGGTATTTCAGGTTGTGGCCGGTGGCTATCAGACATACTTCGGCAGCGTAAACGTGGTTAACCAAGACGTATCGGCAACAATAAGCATGACCGAACTATAGGGGCAGCAATGCCCCTTAAAATTTTAGGAGGGATACTGTGAGAGATTTGCAATTCGGCGATATATTCACCATGAGCAAAATTGCTAAAAAGTTAGCCATAAAGGTTAACACGAAAGACAAATCGCAGGAGGCACTAGGTGCAGAATTGGTAATGCAGGCGATTGAAAACCTGCACCTTGCCGAGAAGGAAGTAACAAAGTTTTTCGCCGATTTAAAAGGTGTTAGCGAAGAAGAAATAAGCAAAATGCCGCCAATGGAACTATTTAAGGAGTTTGGAGAGATAAACGGTTTCCAGGCTTTTTTTACACAGTTAGGCAAATCCACGACACAGAAGTAATTGATTTATTATTATCACGTTACGGCAATATTGATTACATTATGGCTTTAGACATATCAGATGGGCTTGCCTTATTAAACGAAGCATGGGCTAAAAGGGAAGAAGAAAAGGCATGGCAGATGTGGCTTGCCAAATTCCCGTACATGGACAAAAAGACCTTTATACCATTTAGTGAGTTTTACCAAAAAATGTCCATACCACAGCAAATAAGCCAGCGCACAACGGAAGAAATACTTGCTGACGCATACGCAATAAGGGCAAAGTTGAAAAATTAGACATATTTCCCCAATTATATGATATACTAATACAAAGTAGAATATGTCAGGGGGTATATTATGTTTACTGCAAAGAAATTAAGTAAGGCAGAATTTAAGGAGCGTAAAGCAGAGCTTGACAAAGAGGGTAAGGCATACTGTCCCAAATGCTTATCAACAGATTTGCAAGCGGGCAAAAGAGGGTTCAAACTCACAACCGGGTTTATCGGTGCAGGAAAGACAATAATCACTTGCTTAAAATGCGGTAACAAGTTTAAGCCCGGTAAATAGCACCTTCACGGGTGCTTTTTTCATGGAACGCCTTCGGGCGTTTTTTATATGCCCTAAAAAGGGGTGATGTATATGGAACTATTTAGACTATTCGGCTCATTTTTCATTGACGGCGGCAAAGAAGCGGAGCAGCAACTAGATAATATAGACCAAAAGGCCGGCGGTGTCGGCGGTAAACTCGGTAGCATGATAGGTACTGCCGCAAAGTGGGGGACTGCTATAGCAGCGGGGGCCGCGGTTGCAACCGGTGCGGTTGTTGGCCTATCCTCTGTTGCGGTGGCTTCTTATGCTGATTATGAACAGCTTGTAGGAGGCGTGGAAACACTCTTTAAAGATTCAGCAGGACTTGTACTAGAGTATGCAAATAATGCATACATGACAGCAGGGATGACAGCGAACAAGTATATGGAGACTGTGACAAGTTTCTCGGCGGCTCTCCTGCAGGGATTGGGCGGAGATACTGAAAAAGCGGCAAAAGTAGCAGACATGGCTATTACAGACATGTCTGACAATGCCAATAAGATGGGCACCTCAATAGAAGCCATACAAAACGCTTATCAGGGTTTTGCGAAACAAAACTATACAATGCTTGATAACCTCAAGCTTGGATATGGCGGAACAAAAACCGAGATGGAACGCTTGCTTGCAGATGCTGAGAAACTGTCCGGACAGAAGTACGACATCAGCAATTTGAATGAAGTCTATGAGGCAATCCACGTCATACAGACAGAGATGGGCATCACGGGCACTACCGCATTAGAAGCAACTAGCACAATATCTGGTAGCATCAATATGATAAAAGCTAAGTTTGCGGACTTTAAGAACAGCATCGGGGCGGCTGTCGCTCCCGTTATACAAAATTTCCTGTCGCTGATGATAGATAACCTCCCGACCATCGAGGAAATGATCGAACAAATTGTTCCTGTGGTTACTGATTTTGTGGCCGCAATACTGCCGCCAATGACGAAACTGACATCGTCACTACTCCCGGTGCTAGTCGAGTTGTTTAGCTCTCTCATTCCCGTTATCGAAGGCGTTATGTCTGTTGTACTGCCGTTGATAACTATGTTTGCGGAGATTATAGACACTGTTATGCCATCGTTGATGAAGATATTCCAGACCGCTTCCGAGGTTATAACAGCGATATGGCAAAAGTGGGGCAGTAGCATTAAGGGTACTACCACGGGGTTATTTGACTTCATCAAAAACACGGTACAGAACGCCCTTGCAATCGTGGAAGGGCTTATAAAGGTATTCGGCGGCATTTTAACCGGCGACTTTGACATGATCAAAGAAGGCGTTATGAAGATATGGAATAGCCTTTGGGATTGGATAAAGAACACTGGTAAATTTATCAAAGATATAGGCAAGAACATTGTAAGCGCACTATGGGACGGCATAAAGGATATATGGGACAAGATGACAAGCTGGGTAAGCGATAAAGTAAAAAGCCTTGCAAATGCACTTAATCCGTTTAAATCATCCGGTGGAGTATCAATAACCGGCGGCCCGAACATACAGGGGCTTGCAACCGGCGGCGATGTGTATCGTTCCGGCGTATTCAGAGTTGGCGAGCAGGGTCCCGAAACTGTATTCCTGCCGGCTGGCGCAGCTGTAAGACCTGGCGGGAGCGGCGGCATAACCTTTAGCCGTGGAGCTTTTGAAGGGGCTATTATATTTGATGACTATGGAGTGGACAGACTTATGGACAGAATCAAATTCAGATTAGGCGAATTGGGGGTGTAATGATTGTCTAATTATTTCAATTTAACTCTTGATACTGTGGGTCCACAAAACCCAAGCATATCAATTAATTCTGGGGCGGCATATACAGGAGTACAGTTGGTATCTCTTACTTTAAGCGCAACTGGTGGACCGGCCCAAATGAAGATATGGGGTAATGTTGATACATCCTACGATGTAAACATACAGGCTACAGAGGGTGCTTCAACATGGATAACATTCACAGAATCAAAGCAAATTAAACTAGCTTCCGGAGATGGAAATAAAACTATTTATGTCAAATTTCGGGATGATGTATGGAATGAATCTGACCAGGCATCAGATACAATCACACTAGATACGACACGTCCAGTAGTAACTATTTCGGCTGGACCTGATGTATCAAAAATATCTAAAGTAAGTGGCAGAGACACTGCAGCATTTAGTTTTAAGGCGGATAGTGCATTTGTAGAGTATAAGGTAAAGCTCGTGCCGTCTACAGCAAGCCTGCATACTGCCGGGACCACAATAGGTACAACTTACGGCTCAACTAATATGAGTGGCACGGGAAGCTACCCGGCTAATACTCCAATAAACTGCACAATAAAAGGTGCTGACTTTGAGGCGGCCGGGGCAGATACTACAGGCGAAGTGGCAGAAGTCGTAAAAGTATTTACAAAGGATGCAGCTGGTAACTGGTCAACATAATAGGGGGTGAAATATATGGCGGCCCCGTGCATTAATATTGAAAGTGTATCAAGATATAAAATTTCAAACGTATCAGGGATGAATGAATCTATCGTCTATTTTTTTTCATCCGACCAGGTACTAAAAGACTTTGTTGCTAAAGCTGGTGGCGTAAGTCATGACACGGGTGTAACAGTAGGTAAAGCTGACAACTTATATCCTGGTGAAACATTGTATCCGAGGGAAACCTTATATCCTTATGCGTATACACTGCCAATCGGGACATTACAACGCTTTGAAGTGCTGGCGAGTGAACTCGGTGGAGATGGAACATACAGAATAAACATATACGGGATGAACGAAGCGGGGGAGTGGACGGCCTATGGCGGCTAATTTTAACCTCATATTAGACACTGCTCCACCTCGATTATCATTGGCTATTCCAGGCGTTGTAGCAGAAAATGACCTGGTATCCGTATATATTTCGGCTAATGAGGACCTGGACGCTGATATGCTATCCCTATGGGTGAAATATCCGGATGGTAGCACTGAAGATGTATTAATTGCGGGTGATGGCAGAATATATGCGGCGGAGATAAATCTCATAGGAAAGGGTCTGGGAAATCTAGAACTTACATTAACGGCGTGTGACATTGTATGGAACCAGACATCGATTGAAAGGAGCGTGAGTGTATTGCCAGTGGTAAATAGGATTATTACTATAGCGGGCAATCCGGTTATAGTACAGCAAAACACATTAAACATAACAGACCGTATTAATTCACGCTCGACTGCTTCCTTTAGAGTATTTTCCAAAAATAATGAACAAAAGTATAACGTGGGGCAAGAAGTCACGATAATTGACAATGGGGATACTATATTTGCCGGTACAATCAGCAACGTGCTTGAGACATCAGAAACCCGCAATGATGTTATATATCAGATAAACGCCGTAGATTATTGCCAGCTGATTGATAAGCGTGTAGTGGCAAAGACATATGAAAACAAGACAGTGGGGTATATCGTGCGGGATATGATAAACAGCATATTTAGCGACGAGGGAATTACCGAAGGCAACATTATAGAAGGCCCTTTGATAAAAAAGGCTGTATTTAACTACATGAAGGGCAGCGAAGCCCTTAACGAGATTACTAAGAAAGCCACAGGCCTTAACTGGAATATCGACAACCAGAAACGGTTACATCTTTTTGAACGCAGTGAGTATAGCGCACCATTTGGTATATCGGATACATCGAAAAATTATAAAGGTTTAAGGATACAAAGCTATAAAGGCGAATACCGTAACAGGCAATATGTCAGGGCCGGTAAAGATATTACCCAGGAGATAACCGAGCAGCCAACCCCAAAACCTGATGGTGTGTCCCGGAACTTCTTTGTACGCTGGCCAGTGGCGGAAAAACCCCGAATATTTATCGATGATGTAGAGGTCAGTCCGGACGATATTGGTGTAAATGGACTGGACAAGGATAGGAAATGGTATTTTAGCTATAATTCTAACATAATTACGCATGACTTCAGCCAGCCGGAACTAACAACCGAAACACTAAAAATACAGTATAAAGGGCTGTACCCTATCCTCGTTGTGGCAGAAGACCCGGCGGAAATTGAAAACAGAAAGAGCATCGAGGGCGGGTCCGGGATATATGAGAATATACAACTTGAGCAAAGCATTAACCTTAAGGATGTTGCCCTGAATTATGCGAATGGTTTACTGGAAAAGTACGGCATAATACCTAAAATCGCAACATTTACCACATATCAGCATGGCCTTAAGGCCGGACAACTGCTACCAATACAAAATAGTAAGCATGATATAGACAGGACCTTCTTGATTGAAGAAGTCTCGGCAAGAACGGACAAAAACCTTATAGCATACACAGTCAAAGCAATAGACGGTGAAGCATTAGGAGGCTGGGAGAACTTATTTAAAGAACTCAAGGTTAAAGACATAACCATACGCGAAAACGAAGTATTAATCCTGCTAACAAGAATCAATGAAAAGTGGGAATGGAAAGAAAATCTTACTGTAACCGTATATAGTTTTTTCCCGCCTGCTGATGACTTATATCCTGCTGATGACCTGTACCCAGGTACAGCAACAACAGAGGTGATAATATGATTGTGAACGATGCATTAAACATGATAAGAAACGCTTTGCACGGTGATGAAGTGGATATGAATATAAACTATTTTGGGCTGTATGACGAGGAAGGCAATAATATCCATTGGGTGCCACTAACCGCCCGGGAAAAAGGTAATACAGGGGCACTGCATACGGTCTGGGAGGCCTTAGACGTTGATGGGGCTATGGAGATACGGACGATTAAGTTTTATGCCGGGGCGACCTCAACCCCGGATAGTGGTACACTTATATCGACTGTTGCATGGACAAAAGATAAAACAAATCTTGAAAGTATCCAGTTCAACCGCACGGATACCATTGGGAGGGGATAATATTGGCGGGCGATTATCAGAAAGTAACATTTAAAAACGGAGAAGCTCCAGCGATTAACGCAACAAATCTCAATCACATGCAGACCCAGTACGAAAAAGCAAAAGCATTGGTTGATACGCATAAGGCGGAAAATGTGACAAGCGAAACTCCCCCACATGGGATAGCCGCACTCATACAAGGCCCAGATGAATCTGTAAATGAAAATATAGTAGTGTTCAATGGCATTACAGGCAAAATCGTAAAAGACGGCGGCAAAAAAGTGTCTGACTTTGCATTGAGAGCATCGGGAAGTT